CCCCTAGTCCCCCCCCCCCCCCCCTATGGGGGCCGAGCTACGCCCCCCCAACAAACAGTGTTTTGCTCTGTCGATCACGTTTTTTCAAAAAAAAATCCCCTCACCTGATATTTTTCCAGGGAGGGGGCTTATTAGCTAGTAACTACTTTTAGGTATTATCTATTTTTTAATAGTATTTACTTTATTACTATAGACTATCTAACTAGTATAGATTATATGTTTTTGTCAAGGGATGCCCATTTACATATTCGGGGGTATACTTCGTGATGGACATATCGAAAATCTTAGGTATAGCCGAAGATGCTTTGGGGTTGTCTGTTTCTCAGCAGGAGGAGATTCGTTCTGACCTCAATGCGATTGAGGCTATGGAGAACAGGGAAACCGCACATGAGGATTTCCTGGAATTTGTGAAACAGGTTTGGCCTGCGTTCATTGAGGGGGAGCATCATCGTGTGATGGCAGATGCCTTTAATAGGATTGCCACTGGTGAGTTGAAGAGATTGATCATCAACATGCCCCCCCGTCATACAAAGTCAGAATTTGCATCTTATCTGTTTCCTGCTTGGTATCTTGGCAAGTATCCAGACAAGAAGGTTATTCAGACTGCACATACGGCTGAGTTGGCTGTTGGGTTTGGCCGTAAGGTTCGTAACTTGGTAAGCACTAATGACTATCAGAATTTATTTCCAGCTGTTGCTTTAAGCTCTGACTCTAAGGCTGCTGGTCGTTGGAATACGAACCAAGGTGGAGACTACTTTGCTATTGGTGTAGGTGGTGCTGTTACAGGTAAGGGTGCGGATATTCTCATAGTGGATGATCCACATTCTGAGCAGGAGGCGGCTACTAACGATCCGGCTGTTTACAATAAGACCTACGAATGGTACACATCTGGTCCAAGGCAGCGACTACAGCCTGGTGGTGCGATTTGTTTGGTTATGACACGCTGGGCCAAGAAGGATCTGACGGGCAGGATTGTGCGGGCGGCAATGGAGAGGGGTGGTTCAGACGAGTGGGAAGTCATTGAGCTTCCTGCGATCCTGCCTAGCGGTAATTCGCTTTGGCCTGGGTTCTGGCCCATTGACCAGCTTGAATCGCTCAAGGCTGAACTACCTCTTGGTAAGTGGAGTGCCCAGTACCAGCAGGATCCCACCTCCGAAGAGAGTGCAATCATCAAACGGGAATGGTGGAAGGAATGGGAAAAGAAAAGTCCGCCTGACTGTGAATTTGTTATCCAGTCATGGGACACCGCATTTCTAGCCAAAGAAACTGCTGACTACAGTGCTTGTACAACGTGGGGCGTCTTCTACGATGAAGACAAAAAGGCTAATATTATTTTGTTGGATGCCCTGCAGGAGCGGCTGGAGTTTCCTGAGCTAAAGACTCGGGCTTATGAGATGCACAAAGAATACCAGCCCGATGCCTGTATCATTGAGGCCAAGGCAGCAGGCAGCCCTTTGATTTTTGAAATGCGTAGAATGGGCATCCCAGTATCAGAATATAGTCCTGGCAGAGGGAAGGATAAGATTGCCAGAGTTAATGCCGTATCCGATCTCTTCCACAGTGGTCATGTGTGGGCACCCAAAAAGAGATGGGCAGAAGAAGTTATAGAGCAATTTGCCGCGTTTCCTACAGGCGACCATGATGATCTAGTTGACTCATCGACCCAAGCACTGATAAGGTTCAGGCAGGGTGGCTTCATTAATCTTGAGAGCGATGAAGCGTGGGACGATGACTTACCTAACCGCAGGGCAGATTACTATTAGCAATCTACGACGTAATTAGGGGGCGGTTAATGGCTATAGATAAACCTCTGGATAGTTTATTCAGTCAAGATAGTTTGGGCATGGAACCTGAAAGTCTCATGGTCATCGAAGAAGGGGATGAGTTTCCTGAAGATTCTATAGTCACAGAACTTGAGGACGGTGGCGTAGAGATTGATTTCGATCCGATGGCAGATATGGGCGAGATCGAAGTAGAGTTCGACAGCAACCTTGCCGAAGTAATCGATGACAGTGATCTGAGTAGAATTGCTTCTGACCTCATCGGTAAGTTCGATGGAGATAAGAGCAGCAGGTCCGACTGGGAACAGGTATACAAGCAGGGTCTCGACCAGCTAGGTCTTGAGATTGAGGATCGCACTACTCCCTGGGCTGGGGCGTGTGGCGTATTCCACCCGATGCTTTCTGAAGCTGTCGTGAGATTCCAGAGTCAAACGATTCAGGAAATCATGCCAGCAAAGGGTCCAGTTAAAACCCAGATATGGGGCCTAGCCAGCAAAGAACGTGAGAAGCAGGCCAAGCGTGTTCAGGACTACATGAACTTCCAGTTGTGTGAAGTCATGACAGAATACAGGTCTGAAACGGAAAAGCTATTGTTTAGCTTGCCGCTTGCTGGATCAGCGTTCCGCAAGATCTACTTCGATCCTTCGCTGGGTAGGCCGACTTCTATGTTCGTGCCTGCGGAGGATTTCGTTGTTGCTTTCAACGAGGCAGGACTAGAACAAGCAGAACGATATACCCATATCATGAATAGAAGCACAAACCAGATAAAAAAGCTTCAGGTTAGTGGTTTCTATAGAGATGTGGAACTTTCTTCTTCATATATCGAAGAAAGTCCCATCACTGATAAGTACCGGGAAATTGGCGGGGTAAAGCCGTCATATGAAAAAGAAGACAGGCATCAGCTTCTTGAAATGCATGTCGATGTTGATTTGCCAGGGTTTGAGGACGATGACGGTATCGCACTGCCTTATGTCATCACTATTGAAAAGGGTAGCTCTACGGTCCTGTCGATCTACCGCAATTGGGATGAAGAGGACGAGTTTAGGACTAAAAAGCAGCACTTCGTTCACTATGGGTACGTTCCGGGCATCGGATTTTACAATCTTGGCCTGATACACATGGTCGGAGGACTCGCAAAGTCAGCTACCAGCCTACTCCGTCAACTGGTCGATGCAGGAACTCTTTCTAACCTGCCAGGAGGTCTTAAGACTCGTGGGCTTCGGATTAAGGGTGACGACACCCCGATCATGCCCGGAGAGTTTAGAGACGTTGATGTCCCAGGGGGTGTTATCAGGGACAACATTACGTTCCTTCCGTACAAGGAACCTTCTTCGGTTCTCTATCAGTTGTTGGGTAATATCGTAGAAGAGGGCAGGCGGTTCGCTTCAATGGCAGACCTTAAGGTCGCAGACATGAACCAAGAGGCTCCCGTAGGGACCACTCTTGCGATTATGGAGCGGGCGATGAAGGTCCAGTCTGCTATCCAAGCCAGAATACATGCGAGCTTGAAACAAGAATATAAAATCCTATCGAAAATTATTTTTGATTATACAGAGCCAGATTACCCATATGAGACCGATGAGGGAGAGGGCATCAAGCTAGAGGACTTTGATGACCGTGTTGATATCGTTCCGGTCTCAGATCCTAACGCCTCCTCAATGGCACAGCGGATCATGCAGTACCAGGCTGCACTTCAATTGGCGGCACAGGCACCAAATCTGTACGACTTACCGTTACTCCATCGACAGATGATGGAACTGATCGGCATACCAAATGCTGATCAGGTCGTACCTTCCAGCGATGAGGTTCCTCCGAAGGATCCAGTTAGCGAAAATCAGGACATGCTGACACAATCGCCCGTCAAGGTGTATGAATACCAAGATCACGAAGCCCATATGCGTGTGCATATGGTCCTAAAGAATGACCCTCAGATGGCGCAAGAAGTGCAGAACAGCCCAGCCGGAGGGGCCGTCATGGGTTCGCTGGACGCACATATCCGTGAACACCTAGCGTTTGTCTTCCGCAAGCAGGTAGAAGATGAGCTTGGTGTCCCGATGCCGCCGATGGGTCAGGCTTTGCCGCAGGATATGGAGAAGAGACTAAGCGTTCTTGTTGCGGATGCAGCCGATCAAATGATGGGCAAGAAACAACAGCAGCAGCAAGCCCAGGCGGCGGCAGCACAACAGGAAGATCCGATTATGCAAATGAGGCAACAAGAGCTTGCCATGAAACAGTCAGATCTGGATAGAAAGCAGCAGTCTGAGACGGCGAAACAGCAGCTTGCAGCGCAGAAATTGCAAGCTGACACACAAGATGACAGCATGACTCAACAGATGGACGCTGCCAAGTTGCACCTTGAAGTACAGAAGCTCGCAAGTAAGGAGCGTATGGAGACTGAACGCCTCAAGCTTGAAGAGCAGAAGTTGGCGCTAGAAGCAGATATAGAAGAAGCAAAGTTCAAGGCTGGTCACGAACTAGAGGGCATTAAACTCGGCAGAGAGATGGGGGTGGAAGATACGGATGAGTGAGGACGTATTTTCAGTGCTTAAGAAAAAAATACGAGTTCAAATGAACGAAATCGCTGACCATATCTCCCTTGGTTCAGCTAAGGACATGGAAGATTATCGTAAAATGTGTGGCATCATAGAGGGTCTTGCGTGGTCAGAGCGTGAGATCATAGATTTGGAATCTAAGATGCGTGACAATGGTTTTTGATCACACATTGATGAAATAAAAATTAAATTTTGTACAAGTAGAAGAAGTAACCTTCGCTCCCTAGGAGCGCATATTCAACGAGAGGCTGAAATGGCTACACTCGCAAGTGATGTTGATGTATTGGATGAGATTATTACGATCACTGACAAGGGCCGTGAGTCCTTGGAAGACAAGGGTTCGGCACGCAACTACGCATCGCAGCTGCCTGTACCCAAGGGCTATAAGCTTTTAATCGCCCTGCCTGAAGTCGAGGAAGCGACTGAAGGTGGTATCATCAAGTCCTCTGAGTCCCAGCGAGAGGAGTCCATTGCAACTGTTGTGGGCTGGGTGATGTCGATGGGTCCTGATGCCTATGTCAATTACGGCAGATTTCCTAGCGGGCCGTACTGTGAAGTAGGAGATTGGGTAGTATTCCGGGCCTTCAGTGGCACAAGAATTAAGATTCATGGTAAAGAGTTTCGATTGATTAATGATGATACCGTTGAAGCAATTGTTGATGACCCTAGAGGCTTAGAGAGGGCTTGATATGAGCTTTGAAACGGGGCGAACCAGTGAAGAGGACAAGTTCTTGGGCGTGAAGACTACAATCGCTTCGCCCGAAGACACCTCGACAGAAAATGATTTAGACATTTCAGTTGTCGATGATCGTCCACAGGATGATCGGAGGGTTGATAACTCAAACTCTAGTTCTGGCGAAACGGGTTCGGGTTCTTCTGACGAAGACATGGCAACCGACTCAGAGATTGAGAGTTACGGGAATCGCGCATTTAAGCGCATGAAAAAGCTTAAATGGCAGTACCATGAAGAGCGCAGGGCGAAGGAGGCTTCCGAAAGACTCTCAAAGGAAGCGGTCAACTACACGGGCACTCTTCAGACTGAGAACCAGCGGCTATTGAGACTTGTCCAGGACTCTCAAAAGGCGCTTAATGAGCACAGTAAGTATGGTGCACAGATGGCCGTCGAGGCTGCTCAGAAAAGATTGAAAGAGGCCCATGAGTCTGGGGACTCAGAAGAGATTGCAAAGTCACAGCAGGCTATGACTGAAATGCAACTCGTACAGGCATCGGCTCCAGCCGTGTCACAAAGAGTTATAGAGAACTGGAAGCAGGGTGTGGCTGCTGAACAACGAGAAGCTGCACAACAGCAGACTTTTCAAGAACCACAGCAAAATAGTGTCGATCCAGCGGCTGCAGAGTGGCAGGAAAGCAACCCATGGTTCGGCAATGATAAGGAGATGACTAGTTTCGCTTACGGGGTCCATGAAAGACTTGTCACTGATGAGGGCATTGACCCAAGTTCAAGCGCGTATTATACATCGATTGATAATCGCATGAGAGAAGTTTTCCCATCGTACTTCGGTGACAATAGCCAAAGTTCTTCTGAACCAGTCGTTATTGAAACCGCAACTCGTCGCAAGACGAATTCCGTGGTGGCCCCTGCCGTAAGAAACACAGGTGCCGCTCCACGCAAAGTAACATTGACTTCGACTCAGGTTTCACTCGCGAAACGCCTGGGGTTAACGCCACATCAGTATGCCACACAGCTTATGAAGGAGATGGTCTGATGGCTGACACACGCGCTCCAAGGGAAACCCACGCGCTAGAGAGTCGTGAAAACGACACTCGTGAGAAATCGTGGGAACCCGCATCTATACTCCCCGATCCAGAGCCACAGGATGGCTGGGTTTTTCGGTGGGTAAGAACATCCATGGTCGGCAGTCCAGATAACATGAATGTGTCTAAACGCTTTCGTGAAGGATGGGAACCAGTTCGTGCCGAAGACCACCCAGAGCTTCAGATTATGAGCGATCATAAGTCGGAGTGGGCACAGAAGGGTGGTATAGAGGTTGGCGGGCTATTGCTCTGCAAGTCATCTGAAGAGATGGTCGCGAAAAGGCGGGAGTATTATAAGAATCACGCCGAATCGCAGATGCAGGCTGTTGACAACAACTATATGCGCGAGAACGATCCTCGGATGCCAGTTTTAGCGCCCAATCGTAAGACTAGTGTGGCGTTCGGTGGCGGTAGCCGCTGATGCTACTAAATGACCAAAAGAGGTAATTATGGCTACTACAGCAGCCCCATACGGGGCGAGGCCCATCGGAACACTGAGTTCTTCTGGGTCCTTTACCGGATTGACGAGACATCTGCCGATTATTACGACATATGATACTCTGATTTCCAACGGCGATTTCGTGTCCGTCCATACGGATGGCACGATTATCAAGAATACGGGGACCACTGCGCTTGGCGCGGTAGGGATCTTTATGGGTTGCTCGTACACGGACCCAACAAGCAAGCAGAAGACGTTTTCAAATTTTTGGCCTGCAGACAACGCAGCCACTGACGCGATGGCGTATGTGCTAGACGATCCGTTTGTTCTTATGCAGATGCAGGCGGATGAAGCGCTGAACACCACAGATCGTGGATTGAATGCGGCTGTGGTCGTTACAGCAGGAAGTGCGACCTTTGGTAAGTCCAAGAACGCACTTGATGGTAGCACGCCAGCAACAACGGCTACGCTGCCTCTTCGTATCGTTGATTTTGTTGAGGGTCCGAAGAGCTTGCCCCCGAAAGGGACCACGGCGAGTGATGCGTTCCCAGATGTCATTGTGAAGTTTAATGCTGCATCTAGCTTCACAGTTTCTCCCCACATGTACTTAAACTGCTTAGGCGTGTAAGGAGACTGACAAATGGCTATTTCAAGAGCACAACTTCTAAAAGAACTGCTTCCAGGGCTCAACGCTCTCTTTGGTATGGAGTACGCTCGCTACGATGATGAGCATGCTGAGATCTATGATACGGAAAGCTCAAGCAGGTCTTTTGAGGAAGAAGTGAAGCTTTCGGGCTTCGATGCTGCCCCTGTTAAGGATGAGGGATCGGCAATTTCCTATGACGCTGCCCAGGAATCGTTCACGGCTAGGTATAACCATGAAACGATTGCAATGGGTTTCGCCATCACGGAAGAGGCGATGGAGGATAATCTTTATGATTCTCTGTCGGCTCGTTACACCAAGGCCTTGGCTCGCGCCATGGCTCACACCAAGCAGGTCAAGGCTGTTGTTCCTATGAACAATGGGTTTGATGCTACTTATCAGAGTGGAGACGGTGTAAACCTCTTCACGGCTGTTGGTGATGGAGTTACCGGCGGAGGGGGTCACCCTCTCGTCGGAGGTGGTTACAACTCTAATCGTCCAGCCACCGCAGTTGACCTCAATGAGACTTCTCTTGAGGCTGCTGTTATTCAGATTGGTAAGTGGACGGATGAGCGTGGTCTGATGATCGCTGCTCGTGCACAGACACTTGTCATCCCGCCCGATTTGCAGTTTGTGGCGACACGGGTGATGCAGTCTGAGCTTCGCCCCGGAACTGCGGACAACGACATCAACGCTGTGCGTTCGATGGGTGTTGTGCCGGGTGGTACAGTTGTGAATCACTTCCTGACAGACACGGATGCGTGGTTCCTGCTTACCGACATTCCGAATGGGCTTAAGCACTTCAATCGCGTTGCTCTTGAGACAAGCATGGACGGTGATTTCGATACCGGAAATGTTCGTTACAAGGCTCGTGAGCGTTACAGCTTTGGCGTCTCTGATCCGCTTGGGATCTGGGGTTCGCCTGGAGCGTAGTAAGTGGGGGGTGGGGACGGTCCCGTATTGGGGCCGTTCCTGCCTCTTCTTTTCCCTGACTATCAATTACTTGATAGACACTAGCCACGACAGGAGAAACTAATGGCTAACACGACTTTTTCAGGACCGATTCGCTCAGAAGGTGGATTTGAGCAAGTCACCAAGAGTTCTACAACTGGTGCATTCACTACCAACTTTGATGTTGATTCAAGTGGTAATATCACTGATGTAGGCTCAATTACTGCTGATGGTGCTATTGCTACTACCAGCACGCTGAAAGCAAGACGCCCGATCATTACGACTTGGGAAGCTTCTGGGGCAGTTACCTCTGCTTTGACCATCGCGCAGTCAGGTTCCATTGTTTTGATTCATGGAACGCTAGACAATGTGATTAACCTCCCAGCGTCTTCAGGCGCTAACACGGGTGCGTATTTTGATTTCCTGGTCACTACTGCTGTAGGCGGAAGCAAGACAACGACGATTGCGATCCCAGCAGCTACGGGTAGTGCGTTTAGTGCCCAGCTAAGTCTGACGGGTGGAACAGCAGCTAATGCTGTAATTGATGTAGCTGGCGACACCTTCACCTTTGTCGCGTCAACCGTAGTCGGCTCCACTGCTCGCATTGTTTGCGTATCCGACAATGGCACTGGGCAGGTTTGGATGGCCGTTGGCTCTGGATCACCTATTTCAACTGTTGCATAGTGATTCAAGTGGTATATTAGAATGAGATAGGCTGCCCATCTAAATGGGTGGGTAGCCGTATCTCCTATTGCAAGCGGGGCAAAAGCCCTGTCCTCGCGGGGAGAATTAAATGGCTGACGCAGTAACGTCCCAGACAATCCAAGACGGCGACCGAATTGCTGTTTTGAAGTTCACCAACATCTCTGATGGTACTGGTGAAGCTGCCGTCAAGAAGGTAGATGTATCCGCACTTAGCGCGGAGTCTGGCACAGGCAGGGCCTGCACTAAGGTTGCCATTGAGCAGATGTGGTACGACTGCTCTGGCATGACCGTTGATATTCTGTGGGACGCCAGCACTGATGTAATTTGCTGGACACTCAGCGGCTACGGCTTTTATGACTGGCGACAGGCCGGTCCCCTTGTGAACAATGCGTCTAGCCCGACTGGCGATGTCATGTTCACCACTACAGGCCATGACTCCGGTGATCGCTATACCGTAATGGTGGCCGTAAGGAAAAGTTACTAATGCCTGACAAGACAAAGCCAACTTCACCCAGCTTCCAAGACGTAATTAAGAAAAAAGCTGAAGTGGTAAATGATGACGGATACTACAGCAAGCTAGTAAAGAACTATCCGAAAGAAGCGGAAGAGGTCGGCTACACGAGTCATATAGCCAAGGAGTATCCGAATTGGAGGGCGATTTAACAATGCCATCTAGAGGTGACTTGCGATGACTACTTCGGGAACTGCCACATTTGACCTTGAGATATCAGAGGTTATTGAAGAGGCGTTTGAGCGATGTGGTCTTCAGTCGAAGACTGGGTATGACATCGAAACGGCTCGCAGGTCGCTTAATCTCTTGAGCATTGAGTGGGCAAATCGTGGTCTTAATTTCTGGTGCGTAGAGCAGGGTACGGCGAGCACTGTTGCAAGCACCCCTTCGCTTACACTACCAGCTGACACGATTGATCTTGTCGAGCATTGGATTCGGGATGGAGTCGGTACGTCGCAAAGTGACCTGCCAATCTCTCGGATTAGTGTGTCTCAATATTCGACAATTCCGAATAAGCTCACTGAGGGAAGGCCTGTAAACTTGTTCATCGACAAGCAGCGCGATGCCCCAGTCGTGTACCTGTGGCCAGCGCCAGACAAGATTTACACGTTTGTTTATCAACGGATAAGACGTATACAAGATACGGGCTCGGTAGGTTCTACGACTTCTGATATTCCGGCTCGCTTTCTACCTGCATTGGTGTCGGGGTTAGCGTTTTACATTTCACAAAAATACCCGGAATCGTTTGTGCGCTCAGTAGAACTAAAGGCAGAATACGAGTTTCAGTGGGATCTAGCACAACAGGAAGATCGTGATAAGTCTTCTGTTCATTTTGTGCCTGGAGGGTATTCCTAATGTCTCATATTGCTAATGGTAAATATGCTTTTGGTTTTTGTGACCGAACTGGATTCAGGTACAGGCTAAGGGATCTTGTACCGCAGGTTAAAGCTGGACGCATGACGGGACTCATGGTCGGCAAGGACATGTTAGATGAAGATCAGCCACAGAACTTCTTGGGTAGGCTGGGAACGTATGCTGACCCGGAAGCATTGAGAGACGCTAGGCCAGATACATCACAGGACCAAAGCAGGAGGCTGTTTGCCTTTGACCCTGTTGGGAGTGGAAATGCAAACACTTCTGGAAATCTGACTGCTACTGGCTCAGTAGGCAGGGTGACGGTGACGACATGACCTATGCTGAATTAACTGCGGCCATCAAGGATTACTGCAACAACACAGGCACTAGTTTCGTAGCTTCGATTGACACGTTTATCAAGCAAGCCGAACAACGTATCTATCGCTCTGTGAACTTGCCTGTGAATCGTAAAAACGTCGCTGGTACCATAACTGATGGGAATAAATACCTAGAGGTTCCAACGGATTTTTTATTGCCGTTGTCGTTGTCCTTAACAAGTTCTAGCAACCAAATCTTTTTGTTAAACAAAGACGCAAACTTTATTAGGGCTACCTATCCCAATGCGTCTACCGAAGGGGTGCCTAAGTATTACGGCATGTTCACTAGTGACACATTCATTCTTGGGCCAACGCCTAACGCAGATTTTGTCACAGAGCTTCATTACTACTATCAGCCAGCTTCAATTGTCGATTCTAGTACCTCGTGGCTAGGGACAAATGCCGATACGGTCTTGCTTTATGGCTCCCTAGTCGAGGCGTACACATACATGAAGGGTGACGCAGATGTGATGCAGTTGTATCAGCAGAGGTACCAGGAAGCACTGGACCTCCTGAAGCTGCAGGCAGAGGGCCGCATGACTGTTGATGAGTACAGAGACGGAACGATAAGTATGGCTGTCAACTGATGTTTAATGCTGATGTGGGCACGGTTAGCGTTGCAACAAGCAACGACACAACACTTGGCCCGGAGCACTGGGCGAGAAGGGCCGCTGATCACATTGTTAGCGTTGGGGCAGATGCTCACCCGTTAATAGCGGAGCAGGCGCTAGAGTTTAAGGAGTTTATTCACAAGGCTGCGGCATACTATATGTACGAGGCGATCAACGAAGATCGCTCACGTGTCGTTAACTTACTGCGCGTAGCTGGACACAACGATTTAGCTAATTCTGTGGAGAGAATGTAATGGCGATTACTCAGGCAATGTGCACCTCTTTCAAGAAAGAATTGCTTGAGGCAAAGCACAATTTCTTAAATAGCGGCGGTAACACCTTTAAGATTGCGCTGTATACAAGCAGTGCGAGCTTGGGTGCGGCCACTACAGCGTACACTACAAGCAACGAAGTGAGCGGTACTAACTATACTGCCAAGGGAAACACTCTTACGAGAGTCGATCCATCCTCTAGCGGCACTACGGCGCTCACGGATTTCGCTGATACCTCATGGACGACAGCTACGATTACGGCCAGAGGCGCTATGATTTTCAATGAAGATACCAGTGGGGACACATCGGTATTGATTCTGGATTTCGGGGCGGACAAGACTGCTACTGCTGGGACATTCTCAATTGCGTTTCCCGCAGCAGATGCGAGCAATGCGATTATTCGCATAGCGTAAAATGCCCGTTAGCGGATGGGGCAGAGGTACGTGGGGCTCCGATACCTGGGGCAATACAAATGTTGCCGTCGCGGTAACAGGAGTAGCGGGAACCGGAGCGTTAGGAAGCGTTACTGTAACGGGTACATCAAATGTTACGGTAACGGGAATAGCCGGAACGGGTGCCGTAGGATCGGTGGTTGTTTCCGGAGACTCCAACCTTACGCTTACCGGGTTGAGCGCGACCAGTGCGATTGGGTCAGTAACAGCAAGTGGCGGTACTGGAGTAACTGTTTCCGTCACAGGTTTGTCTGCGACTGGACAAACGCAACGAGTAAATGTTTGGGCGATAATAGATGATTCACAGACACCAAGTTGGTCAGAAGTATCTGACTCGCAAACACCAAGTTGGTCAGGAGTATCTGACTCGCAGACACCTGATTGGGCACTCGTGCCCTCGTAATGATTCTGCTACAGATAGGAAAGAAACATGGCAACATATGTAAATAATTTGCGGCTGAAGGAAATCGCGACAGGCGACGAGTCGGGTACTTGGGGTACCTCCACCAACCTAAACCTTGAGTTAGTCGGTCAGGCGCTGGGGTATGGTACTGAGGGCATCACGACCAACGCGGACGCCCACGCCACTACGATAGCAGACGGTGCGGCTGACGAGGGTCGTGCATTGTTCCTGAAGTACACAGGCACATTGGACTCTGCTTGTACCATCACGCTTGGCCCCAATACGGTTAAGAAGGTTTGGATTATTGAGAACGCTACAAGCGGTTCTCAAAATATCATTATTAGTCAGGGATCTGGCGCGAACATCACGATTGCCGCTGGCAAAAACGCAGTAGTCTATACAGATGGTGCGGGGTCAGGCGCTGCGGTGCTTGATGCGTTTGCAGACCTAGAACTGAGCAGCACCTTGAGTGTAGCGGGTGCGACCACGCTCACGGGTGTTACCACACATGGTGACGACGTAGTATCGGACACAGACTCAACGGATGACCTGGGAACTACTGGAGTACGTTGGGCGAACGTATATGCAGACGATGTCGTAGCAACGACAACTGTTAAGCCCGGAACCCTAGTCCTCGCCGCTGGATCAATAACCGATACGTCAGGTGCAATCACATTCGGTAATGAGAATCTGGTTACTACGGGTACGAATACATCAGGAGAATTTGTTGGACCTCTGACTGGAAACGTCACCGGCAACACTTCCGGCTCTTCTGGCTCAACGACGGGCAATGCTGCGACCGCGACCGCACTAGCAACTGCTCGCGAGATCGGTGGCACCTCGTTCGACGGCACAGCCAACATCGCCGTGGCCCTTGCGACTCTAGCGACTACAGTCACAATCACTGACAACGAGTCTACAAACGAAAACAACGCAATTGTCTTCACTGCCGGTGGAGATGTAGATGGCGGCAATCTTGGCTTGGAAAGTGACGGAACGCTGACCTATAACCCGTCCACTGGTAAGGTCACCACCACTGCGGTAGACACGCAGACGCTAGTCGTAGATGGCGTAAGCACGTTGACTGGCGCAATTACAGCCTCCTCCAGCCTAGAGTGTGCGGGTGCAGGCACGTTCCACGGGTCGAACGCGATCACGCTCAACCGAGGCAGCGGTTCTCCCGCCATACGGTTTCAGGAGGCTGGAACCAGTGTCGCTTTCCTCGTATCGGAAGGGGCAAGTCTACTCAGGGTGTACAACGCTGCGGCCTCGGCGTCAGGAAACCTCCAGGTCAACGCTCTAACCGCTGATGGCGCGGGGACTATCGGTGGCAATCTCATAGTGACCGGCACGGGACCGAGTGCGATAGGCGGCGCAGCGGACGGCAGAATCGCCACGCTAATCGGCGGAGCGTACACCTCTGACGGCTCTGGCAATCTCGCCGTGGGGACTGCGCTCCAACACGCTTTGACAGGTGCTGCGGGCGACACCGGAAGCCTCGCGATAGCCCACATTCGGGGCAATATCAACACGCAGTCGGCCACTGAGAGCATTGGAGTCGTAACATCTCTCAAGGTGGACGAGCCGATTATCGTTGACAATCTAGGCGGAAGCGGCGTTGTCACGGTAGCTGCAAGTCTATACGTCACTGCGGCTCCGACTGAAGGGGCAACAAGCGCTGCGCTGTACGTTGCGGCTGGCGCTACAATGCTTAAAGGCGCGACGTTCGTTGGCGACACAGCCAACTCGAAAATGACACTGGGCTTGACTGTTAATCAGGGCGCGGCAGACAACGAGATTTTTGCGCTAAAAAGCAGTGATGTTGGACACAACATGACGAACAAGGCCGAAGCCGACACGTATGGCGCATTTCGCAAATATCAGGCGACATCCGGTGGCTTGACTGTAGGCGGACTCAAGGACGCAGACGGTGTTGCGGGCCTCGCACTAGTGCTTGAAGGGTTCCTTGGTGAAGCAGCAGATACAACGAAGTCCACATCGGCTGTTGGTATTGTCCAAGTCGAGACGGCGGTGACAGCGGGTGATGGCAACGTGCAGGCAGCAGGTTCCGACTCAAATTTGTTTACAGTCGCAAACAACGGAACGGCACGTTTCATCTTTGACGCCGAAGGGTCAGGCCACGCTGACGTAGAGTGGACAACCTTTTCTGACTCAAGACTAAAGACGAACGTCGCCGCGAGTCCTTACGGCTTGGCTGAAGTGCGAGCAATAGATGCAAAGATCTTTGACAAGCATTCCGGCAAAATTGTAGATGGCTCAGTGGTGCTGGAAGAAGGTTCGGATCGCCGGATGATTGGCTTCATCGCTCAAGATGTAAGGGCTCAGATGTCGGAACTTGTAAAAGCTCTGCCAAATGACGGGTCCTTCTATAGCATGGATTACGGGCGCATGACACCTGTCTTGTGGTCCGCCATGCAAGAGCTAGACGCAGAAGTACAAACACTCAAGGCGCGAATTGCTGCGCTAGAGGCTTAACCCAAAATGACTTATACGTGGTTTTTCTCGGGACTAGACGCTTCCCCCTCTGCGGCGGGCCAGACGGATGTCGTCTACAATATCCGCTGGAGGCTAGGCGGCGACGATGGAAATGGTCATTCAGCCTTTCTCTATGGCAGGGCTGGCTGCACCTATACGGAGGGCGATGCGTTTATACCGTTTGCTGATCTGACGAAAAGCGATGTGGAGGGTTGGACTACAGCAAGTCTAGGCGACGTTGAAGTGGCTAGACTCAAGGCTAAAATCGACGCCATGATTACAGAGGAGATTACGCCGACGACAGAACTGATGATGCCACCGTGGAAAAGCTGATGTTGAGAGCCCCTGGCGGGACTGAGGAAGCTGCGGTTGTTTCTGCAATAATTGTGCAAGCCATTAAGGATATGCGTAGTGACGCAATACTTAGCCGTTATTCACCTAGTGGATATCGTAGGAGAAGTAATGAGTATCGGGTTAAGGCGACAACGTGGCTTGGTAGCAAAGCCGCACAAAAATGGTTTGATCTGATTGGGGTTGATCAAGTTTTTGCGCTTGATAACATGAATTGGGTTGAACACGCTCGCGCCTTATTGAACACTAAGTCCACTGGCCGCAATGACCGGATGACGCAAGAAGAATCAAGTCTGTTAAAATCTGGCATAGAGTTTTTAACGGCATAGATGAAATGGAAATTAATGTGACTACTCTCATATCATTATTGACCCTGCCCGTAGCTGCCGGTGCGGCGTATGGTGGAGTTAAGGTCGGTTTGAACGGGATGAGGCAGTCTATTATAAACATTGAAAACTTGTGCAACCGGCTAGATGACAAGGTGGATCAACATGGGGAAAGGCTCGCAGCGGTCGAAACGGAAGCAGGAAACCTCAAAGAAAGGCTCAGCAATGTCGGCGGATAGTAAGATGAAGGAGGACTCTAGCGAGTCACCAATAGTACAGATTCCTAGTTCTGCGTCTGTTAGGGACATTTGCCTCTCTCCCAGTCAGGCAAATCTAGCCAAGGGTCTGCTTCAAGGTGTTAACGACTCCCATCAGGTATATGTCCAGGCTCAGAACAAGTGGGAAGCGTTTCTGATAGGCTCAGGCATGGTTCAGGGCGATCAGATCATTGGGGGCGACTTAGATAGTGATGATCCAACCAAGCGTTGCCTTACGGTACAGTCTGGCGACGGCCCTAGGGGGGAATAACAACTATGCCCTTTACCAAGATCGCTCCAAAGTCAGGGGTCTTTACAGACGGTACTAGGTACTCAGCACAGGGTACTTGGTATGATTCTGACAAGGTGCGATTTCGTAAGGGCTTCGCTGAGAAAATTGGTGGCTGGGTAAAATTCATCCTAGCTACCTTCTCTGGCACCGCTAGGTACTTGCATGACTGGGTTACTGACTCTGGAAGCAAGTATGTTGGGCTTGGCACCAACCTCAAGTTGTATGTGTCTCTGGGTAATAATTATTATGACATAACCCCGATCCGTAGCACGGTTACGCTTGGTACAAACAAGATCGCAGCGGTCGATGAGACGGCGGTTGTTACGATAGACACAACCGCCGCACATGGTGCGGTTACTGGGGACTATGTGACGCTTGCTGGTGCAACAGCTACTGCTGGGATAGGTACTGGTTCCCTCAATACAGAACATCGGATTGTGGCGTTGGGTGACCCGGATAATGCGGACCCCACAACTAAATTCCGAGTTGTGTGTGACGCACAGGCCACGTCCAGCGCAAGTGGTGGAGGCGCGAGTGTGGTTGCGACCTTCCAAATAAATAGTGGCCTTGATACTTATGTTTCTGCGGCTGGCTGGGGATCGGATACTTGGGGGTCAGGCACGTGGGGGTCAGGCGCAGGCCTAAGCCAGGCTAATCAGTTGCGCTTGTGGTCGATAGTAAACTTTGGTGATGACATGATCGCCAATGTCCGTCAGGGTAACATTTACTACTGGGACGAAAGCGTGGGCACCGCAGACCGGGCGGTACCTCTCAGTGGTATAACACGTAGGTCAATAACGCTCGGCGCTAATCCTGTTGTGACGGCTAGTGGCTCTACGATTATTACGATCACTGACAAGGGTGGTCACGGGGCAGGGGTTGGGGATACGGTCACGCTGACCGGATCTGCTGCGGTAGGCGGGATCACAGCTGCCCGTATAAACGTCGCGGTAACGGTAGCCTCAACTCCCACCAAGACTACTTGGACTGCCGATCTCGGTGGTGCTAACGCTTCAAGCACGGCGACTGGCGGCGGTACGGGCGTATCCGTTGTATACACGGCTGGCATCTTCTACACGCCAACGGCGAGCACTCAGGTAATGATGTCGGATGTGGCGCGTCACGTTATCGCGATTGGCTGCAATCCCATCGGCTCGACAACCATCAACCCATTATTTGTAAGATGGTCTAACTCAGAAAATGCCGCTGAATGGCAGCCACTATCCACTAATAGCGCGGGTGGCCAAGAGCTATCCTCTGGTTCTGAGATCATTGGTGCCCTGACAACACGCCAGGAAACCCTAATCTGGACCGACAACGGCATTGTATCCATGAGGTACGTAGGCAGCCCTTTTTACTTCTCGTTTACGGAGGCGTCGAAGGGGATGTCTCTTATCTCGCCCAATGCGGCGGTAAACGCGGATGGCACTGTGTTCTTTATGGATCGCGGGGCTTTTTATCAATACACCGGCACAGCCCAAAAAATTACTTGCCCAGTTCTTGGCACTGTGTTTGATGATTTTGATTTAGGGCAATCGCATAAAGTTGTTTGTGGATCTAACGCAGACTTCTCTGAAGTTATCTGGATCTATCCATCAGCTTCTGGAAACGGAGAGAATGACAAGTATGTCATTTATAACTATGGCGAGAAGATCTGGTACACTGGAACGCTAGTACGTGGGGCTTGGAATTCTGCGAATACAGTGGAGTATCCGCAGGCATCGTCAATCCGGAATAAGTCCTTCGGCAGCAACCCGATGACTACTACTACCGATGCGACAGAAAACGTAAGTGTTACTGATACGAATCACGGGTTGGTGGCTGGCGATAAGGTCATCTTTAGTAATGTGTCTACGGTGGGTGGTTTGTCTACAGTAGTCTTGAATGACGAACATACTGTTGTGTCAATCACCAATCCTGACACTTACACGATTACGATTGCGGATACGGCGACTGCCGCTACAGGTGGTGGAGACACGGTCATAGCGGTGTACCCGAACTACTTGTACAGTCACGAAAATGGCCATGACGATGATGGGTCAGCAATGACAGCCTACATTGAGACAGGCGACATCGAACTTGGTGACGGCGATCAGTTCTGGGCACTAAACAGGATCATACCAGATATCCAGTTTAGGGGCGGGGGTTCTGATGATGCAGTGACGATTAGTCTGAATGGACACAACTTCCCTGCGGAGGCACAGTCGCAAATAGCAAGCGCCTCGGTCACATCAAGCACAGACCAAGCATTTATTCGTGGCAGGGCTAGGCAGGTCTCTATGAAGGTAGAAAGCACTGGTGCCGGATACGGCTGGCGCGTTGGACCTGTAAGGCTAGACGGTAGAACAGACGGCAGACGATAAGGAGAGACAATGGCCCACGAAAAAAGACGAGCTTCAATGCTCAAGAAACATGGGCTAAAGGGTGTAAATAAACCCAAAAAGACACCTAAGCATAAAACAAAGTCTCATGTAGTCTTGGCGCAAAAAGGGCACGAATTGAAGCTAATCCGGTTTGGAGAGCAGGGTGCGAAAACGGCGGGCAAAAAGACCGATCCACAAAGCCAGGCTAAACGCGCAAGCTTCAAGGCTCGTCATGCCAAAAACATAAAGAAAGGTAAGATGTCCGCAGCGTATTGGGCTGATAAGGAGAAATGGTGATAACATGAAAGGTGTCAAGCACTACAGAAAAAATGGGTCAGTGCATACTGGGAAAATGCACAAAATGAAAAATGGCACATTGCATAGTGGGGTTACGCATACCGCATCCAGCGTGAGACTATTTCATTACGGCGAATTGAGTAAAACGGCAAAAACAAAAGCCAAAGACGGTTGGCGCAAGTAAATGCCAATCAAATCCTATCGGGCACTGAACTCTGCGCCATCAGAGTATGAGGAAGCAGACGAAAGTGTGTCTCGCAGGACTATTGAGCAGAATTTTCAAGATGTTGCCAGTGATGTCCATGACGTGAAGACACAAAATGACAAAGATGGATCTTTGTCATTACGTAAGTATCAGTTTCTCTTTTTAGGCGCTAGTAATGGCTGACACCCTAAAAGTATTGGGACAGGTTGCACCTGGTGACACGAATAATGCAGACCTATATACCGTCCCTGAGGGAACGCAAACGACAATTAGTTCTGTTGTCGCCTGCAATATTACGGGCAATACACCAAATTTTAGACTTGCGGTGCGTCCGTTTGGAGCAGTGGTTGAAAACAAGCATTATATTTATTATGGCAAGGTGATGGCGGCCAATGACTCTGTCTTTACGATGATAGGTATTACCCTAAATGACAGTGATGTGGTCACGGTCAGGTCGTCGGCAGCAGATGAGATAGCCTTTAGTGTCTTCGGCGTAGAGACGAGTTAGCATATGTCAATCGGAAACTATGGTAGCCGCCGATTCCGGCATGGTGGCGGGGTTCAGATGACGCCCCAGCAGTTGCAGAGGCAGCGGACCCAGCAGAGTCAGTTTATGGATATGGCTCCGCCTGCTTCATCTGGTAATAGTATGTGGCAGCAAGGCATTGCTTCAGGTGTCACGCCTAGAGCGCCACAGCAGTTGCAACGGATGCAGCAGATGCAGCAGATGCAGCCGCAACAGATGCAGTCGATGGGGCAACAGGAGTGGACAAATCCGTACCTGTCTTCACTTCCCCCTCTGCAAGACCTGCCTTACGGTCAGCCACAGCAGGGAATGCAGGCTCCTTCATCGTCAAACACATATGGCTTGACGCAGGCTCAGATAGGACGAGGGCAACGGCAGACACAGCAGATGTCGTCCACGCCGCAGCAGCAGCAGCAGATGCAGCAGCAGCTGCAGATGCGGCGACAGCAAGCTCAACAGTCAATTACGCCGCAGATGCAGTCTGAGTACGAGACATTGCAAGCACAGATGTCTAAAGAGAATGAGCAGCAACGAGCTAATCCGGCGATAGGGCAGTCGATGCGCTCACCGGAAGAGAAAGCGTTACTGCAAACATTTAGGACGGCACAGCCACCTTCTCAGAACAATTCCGGGTTGGGGTTCGGACAGCGAGCACCTACGCAGGAGGAGATGCAGCGGGATAATCTGATGGAACAGCAGATGATGGAACGTGCGCGGACAATGAAACCGCGACCCGATCTGCCGTTTATGGATTCAACCCCTACTCCTGTAGGAGGGCCAGGCTACGCACAACCGACTTCGCCTCCTCCACCGTCCTTTGCTAATGCGCCTCGTCCGCCGCAGCAGATGCTGGCTAGTGGGCCGCAGCTGCCCATGATGAACCTAAGTAATACGGCTTCCGTATTCGATGGCCCTGCGCGGGACTTCGGCATGTCCAATGCGGCATCTACGCAGGCGCAGCAAGCGGCGTTAAACGCGCCGCCAACGCAGCCCTCCGCATTTGGGCAACCGCCTGTACAAACGCCTGCACAAGCCCCGCCTACTCCTACGAATGAAGCCTCTGGTGGCGCAAGTGGAGCCCCAACCAGTTGGAAGATGAGCATCGAACCAATGGCTGGTGGTGGCTTGATTCCGGGTTATCAGAATGGTGGTATCGTAGGGCTGCGAGGTGGTGGTATGATGCCCTATGGCCTAGCTGGCGGTGGCGAAGTGCCGATGGTGCTCGTTAATGGACAGTATATCCCAGCTTATGGCTTTGGTGGTTGGCTTAGGCGTAACATCCTAAGGCCTGTCCTAAAGGTTGCTCCAGTAGCGGCCATGTTCATTCCAGGCATCGGTCCTGTGGCTGCAGGTGCCATAGGTGGCATTGCTGGGATGTTGGACAAGAAAATGGGTAAGATGACAAGGAACCCTCAGACTGGCGAGTGGGAAACCCTTAATGCTGGGTCGTGGGGCGACTCACTGACGCATGGGCTCAAGACAGGGATAATGTCTGCCGTAGGCAGAAAGGGTGTCCAGGGTGCATCGGCGGGTTGGGCTAAGGGCGCAGCGGAGGGTGGCAAGGGGCTGTCGGGCTTCTTGGCGAAAGCAAAGGCTGCAGGTAAGGGACTGCAGGGGGCAGAAGGACTCCTTGCAGCGGCTATGCCAATCGTTGGTGGCCTAGAGCAGCGAGAAGCTGGTTTCCAAAGCGGCCCTACTCAGTCCGTACAAGTTTCGGGACCGGCCCAACGAAGAGCCGCTGATCCTAATGCCCCATCGGGTGGGCTGGATTGGAACTCGCAGAGCGCGTTCCTTCCTCAGGGTGCGACAGGAGGACTGTACGCAAGCCGTCATTTCGGAGGAGGCTTAGTTCCCGGTTATCAGGAGGGTGGTGAATATGATGACATGATGATTGGGGATGAGCTTGATCGACCTCGGCGGTCTAGGCCCAAGCCTAGATCTAGGCCCAAGGCTAAATCCAAGGCTAAACCCAAGGCTAAGTCTCGTCCGGATGCAAAAAAGCGTAGGCGTCTTACCGCCGAAGAGCGTCTTCGATATCGTCTGCCAGATCCGGACGAAGAGGCACGTATCAGGGCTGAGGATGCGGCTGAGATGCGTAGGTTGTACCCGCCAAAGATTCCTGCTCCAGCACCGCAGGTCTCTCAGCCACCCGTGCAGGACATGAGTCCGCCTCCGGGCATGGATGGTATCGGAGATTTTATTCCAGATACGATAGCTGCTGCACCTGTAGCTCCTCCGCCTATGCCCGCACCTGTAGCTCCTCCGCCTATGCCAAGACCTCCGATGGGCGGTGATATGGAAGGTGAGTTTGAGATCACAGATGGGGTCGGACTACCTCCAGTAACGCTTGCTCCTCCTAGGCCGGTGGCTCCGGTTCCGGCAAGGCCAGCGCCAGTGATGCCGCGTGACATGAGCTTTGACGACGAGGACGAGTTTGGGGAGCTAGGAGGCATGGAGGAGTTTGTTCCGAATACGGTGGCCGCTGCTCCTAAGCCTAAGCCTAAGCCTAAGGCTACTCCGGATTCCAATGTTTCAGATGAGCAAAGGAGAAAAGACATCATTGCTCGTATGAACAGGCCCCGTACCGAAGAGGATCCAGAGGAATACGTAAGCCCTTATCGCCAACCGTCTGTAACAGGACCGCCCGTGCCGGGATCGACTGAGGATCCCTACGACGACGAAGGCAACATAAAGGACTGGAGGTTCTTGGGAGACGAGCAGTTTGAGGACGATGTCCCAGACATTATTGAGAACAGGAACGCGGTTCCGGAGGAGCGGCGTGATGCTGACTACAAGCCTTCCAGCGTCGTTGCCCCTCTCCCGAAAGATGAGAACAAGCCTTCGCCAGAAGCAGCCAACGCAGCTGCAGCAGCCAGAAAAAAGGCAGCAGCAGCGGCCAAGGCGGCAGAGAAGGCTGCAGCAGATAAGGCGGCAGCAGATAAGGCCGCAGCAGATAAGGCGGCAGCGGCAGCAGCAGCAGCGGCCAAGGCAGCGGCAGCCGCCCCTACTCCTCCTCCGGCCTCACCATTTGCTGGCGGATTCAATCCTAACGCGATGCCAACAACAGCGGGCCAGTTTGCACAGGCTGGCAATCCGGGTGCGGCGGCCATGTTGAATCGCATGAATCAGCCAACGGCGATCCAAAGTTATCTACCCACGGGTAGGGCTGAGGGTGGGGTGATCCCAGAAGGTGGCGATGATCGTGGGATACCAGACGAGGTTATGGATGCATTTGCCAGTGCTGTTGTAGCCGGAGACTCCGAAACTACTATGGCATTCAAGGATGCGTTTGTACCGGAGGTCATTAGTCCAGAAGAGTTTGATCAACTTGTAGAGATCATTCAGTCACAGGAGTCTCCAGAAGGGTCTCCACAGATGCCTCCACAGGCGTCTCCACAGATGCCTCCGCAGATGGGTCCACCAATGCCTCCGCAGATGGGTCCTCCGCAGATGCAGCCTCCGCCAATGCCTCCACAGATGCCTCCACAGATGCAGGGTGGTGGCCTAGTACCCGGAAACGGAGACGGAATGGCAGACGATATCATCGTGACAGCTGACGAAGGAATGCCATATGAACAAGATGTGGCGATTGGCTCCGGTGAATTCGTTATTGCTGCCGATGTAGTTAGTGGCTTAGGCAGTGGGAATACTGAGCGTGGGGCAGGTGTACTGGACCAGTTGCAAGATGATGTGAGGATGCAGAGGACGGGGATGCTGGACCAACCCCCTCCTGTCGATTTATCAGATGTTTTACCTGGGACTTATGGTGGGCAATATGCGTAGACGACGCTACCGCTCCGGTGGTGGGATTGGGATAATGGGGCTATCGAAGAAGGGCCAAGCACACACTCCCACAAAAGATAGTTCTGACCTAGCGAGGTTGATGGCACGAGGGGTTCCTAGCAGTGTTGCTGCTAAACTTGTTCGTGGAGGGCTCCTACGTAGAGCTAGGGGTGGAGTCATTGGTTTCCAAGAGGGCGGTGCCACCGCGCCAGCGGGCTACGGCCAGTCCACTCAGCTTAATGTGCGGTCAGAGCAATTAAACCCTGCAGTCGCTTCACAGTTTGGCCAAGTCAAAGACAAGATCATGAAGGCCGGTGAGGCCCCTCTTAAGCAGTTTGGTCCAGGGGTTGCCGGGTTCACGGGCATGGAAGCTGCTGCACAGGCTGGCTATGGTGCTTACGGGACAGGCGCAGGGCCACAGGGCACCCAACAGGCTCAGTCTACATTGAATGCTGCTGCACAGGGAACTGGTAGTATGATCCCAGGCTACCAAGCTGCGGCGACACAATATGGCAACTTGGCCTCAACTGCCATGGACCAAGGGCAAGCAAGTGCCCAAGGTATGCAGAACCTAGCTGGTCGAGCCGAAATGCAGGGTCAGTTGGCAGGTTCTGGCATGCGTCAGACTGGAGCAGCAGCGCAGGTACAGCAAGGCGCCTTGGGCCAAGCACAAATGGAGGCTGGCCAAGCGGGTCAAGCACAAATGGCTGAACTTGGTCAAGGAATCCAAGATCAGGCAGCAACCGCTGCGGGACGCATGCGTGCTATAGGTGAAACTGGACCTGAGCTAGGCAAGTCAGCAGACATGTCTGGATATATGTCTCAGTACACCGAGAATGTTACTGATCCTCAGTTGCAGCAATTGATAGAGTTTCAGAAGCAACAGGGCCAAGAGTTGGGGTCACAGGCTGCCGGTGCTGGCGCGTTTGGTGGGTACAGACAAGGCATTATGGCGGGGCAGCAGGCACAGGATGCCGCACAACAGGCTGCTAGTATCATCGGACAAGGACAACAGGATGCGTTTCAGAGTGCTATTTCGCGTGAGCAGGAAGATGCTCGTCGTGTGGCAGCAGGTCAGCAGCTTGGTCTTAGCGCAGAGCAGCAAGCGGCTGCAAGCCAAGCAGGTGCTCAGGGGCAGATGTTGTCGGCGCAGCAAGCTGGTATCGGAATGGGCATGCAGGGCCTACAGGATCAACGGGCCGCTGCTACGCAGGGTACCCAGTTCGACATGCAAGGGCAGCAGCAAGGCTACCAGGCTGCTAATCAGGGCACTCAACAAGGGTTACAGGGCTTACAAGCAGCACAACAAGCTGCTACTCAAGGATTCAGCACCACTGGAGACATGTTGCAAGGACAGCAGGGTGCCATGGGTAGAGAAGCAGGGGCCTACTCTCAGTTGGCTAATATTGGCGGACAGCAGATGGCCTTGGGCGCGAATCAGCAGACCCAGCAACTGCAACGGCTAGATGCAATGAACCGGGCAGGACAAGGCCAGCGTCAGCTAAGTCAATCAGGCCTAGACTACCAGAGAGCACAGCATGAGCAGCAGCAGCAGTACGATATGCAACAGGCTGCTTGGATGAACTCGCAGCTAGGAGCCCTGCCGTATCAGAGCACGGTAACGCAAGCGTCTTATAATCCTGAGGTTGGCGCTGCCAGTAATCTGATGGGACTCGGTGCCAAAGGCTTGGCCGCCTATAAGCAATGGATGAATAGGAATCAGGGGGCGGTACCGACTGGACCAGTAGTTCCCCCAGTAGAATGATCAGTAGGCTGTCAGATAGTTAATTTTAGGAGTTGTAGATAAATGGCCTTTCCAATGATGCCCGGAGCACAGTTTGACATAGTCCGGAAAATGGGACCGGATGAGTTAAATAAAGCTGCCATGGGGGAATATCTGCCCCAGGGTATTTCTCCTATCTTTGCTCTAACGAGAATAAAAGAAGAGGAGGCCCTAACTGCTGCGTTTAAAGCTAAGGAACAGCAAGAAGAGCAAGAAGAGCTAGCTAAGATGCAGGGCGTTCCCGTTGAGGAGGCTCCTGTGACCATCCTAGAAGCGACCCTCAAGGATCGCGGCGTTGTCGGGGTAGACCCAAGCGCAGATCAGCAGCTAACGCCCGAGGAAACGGCTGCCCTTCAGAGTGGTATCGCCGGGGGACCAACTCCGGGTGGTGAGCAAACCTACGAATCGTGGATTGAAAGCAATCCGGATGCTCCTGATCTCAGCCCTGAAGCGTTTGCTAGGTCGTCTCGTGAGGAGGTTCCTGCGAGGGCTATGATGGCTGGAGGAGGGCTAATCCCTGGGTACCATGTAGGTGGTATGATCGGTACTACAAACGTGCCAGACATGCATGCTCATGGTGTCGGCGTTGTTAATGGCGTCAAAATGCACCTAGAAACTGAGACACCACATCCTAATTGGAAGCCAGCGCCTACGGCCACGAGGCGCGTCAATGTACAAAAACTCCAGGACGATTGGGACGAGGGGATAATGTCCCAAGCGGGAGTTGAGGCAGGTTTGTACGATCAGAGCAGTTTGAATACGTACAACAATAGGGACAGGCAAAGGGGTCTCCCCCAGGGGCAGGGTACAGTTCTCGCTTCTGACCTGATAGAGGTGCCAAGTGTCATTCAGGAAACTGACTACGCCGACGCCCTCGACAGGGTAGGAACACCTGCCACGCAGACCGTCAATAGACCTGACCTAGAGACACGAGAGGGGCTTCAGGCTGGGCTGTCTAGGACTCCTAGTGCAGATGCAGATGCAGATGCAGATGCAATGTCGCTAGATGATCTTGTAGCTCAAGTTGGGGGAAGCGTTTTGAGCGGTGATCCTTATGAGAGCCGCCCACTAGGTGATATGAGCATAACAGATGAGACCCTACTACGAGACGCGAACACTCAACAGTTAAGAGAGATTGCAAGTGCCGGGACCATTTACGGTAAAACCCTAGAAGATATTAAGAGAGCTAGGGATATACAGGGAGAGTTGGATGCTGTCACGGTTGAGAGAGGCGATCAAAAAGACAGAGGCATCGCAGCGATAGAGGGTACGTTGGGCCAACGTAGACAAGACGCGACAATGCAATCCAATAGAGCTAGAGGAGATAGACGATTCGCCGCTGCGATGGCAGATGAGCAGATGGGGAGGCTCGATACAATTGAGGGAGAAAGAGATGCCACGTTTGCAACGCAGCGGGCTACGCTTATGGATGAGATGGAGAGAAGAGATGCCGGGGCGAAAGAGCGGGTGGCTACGTATAGGGGTGAGATGGAGAGAAGGGATGCGGGGGCGAAAGTGCGGGAGGCTGACCTTGAACAGATTATGCAGGAGAGGGATACAAGCAGCGCACATGCAAGAGACATTGCTCGTGGCTTGTTTGAAGAGCGGAGGGGCTTGTCGGAAACACAACTGGCTGCACTACAGCGTTCTGCTAGTCTAAGGGCTGACTCTGCCTTGTTTGGCGGGTTGGGCGAGCTTGCGATGAATCCCTATGGCGCGAACCAATCCTTCACTGATGTCCTAGACAAGGTAGGGACGATCAGGAATACCGAGCTAACAGATGTGTTCGGGATCCAAAATACGCTCGCGACAGGTAAAGAAAAGATGGAGAAGGAGGTTGCCGATAGTCTTGCGAAAATGTACGAGGACCGAGGGACAACGACTGGTTCGATCCATGACATCCAAGAAGGTACCGACGACGATAGGACCACAACGATTGATTCTATTCGTAGCATCCTAGAAGGTACCGACGACGATAGGACCACAACGTTTGATTCTATTCATTCGGGCGAGCAATCGCAGATTGCGCTTAGGGCCGCTGCGGAGCTGGCGAGGCGTGGGATTGAGACAGCCGATCAGGCTGCTCGGGTCACTGAAAGTACGAATCTGGCTGAGATCCAGACTGCGCTTACCGATCACATGCAGGTATCTGACACTGAGATCATGGCCATTGGTACAGATTTCCTTAACAACAAGAGTGTGGACCTGAGACTCAAGGCTCAGATAGAGTCGGCTCTAAACTCTAGTAACACTGAGGCCCTAAGAAGTCTGCTCGCTTCTCAGGATGCCTTTGGTGCATTCCAGTTGAAGCAGAGAGAAGAAGCCGCCACTAGACCAGCAGAGGACCGTGCACAGTATATGGCGATGATGCGGGAGGATGACGAGTTCTATTCCATTAGCGACGAAATGAGTGATCCGGGCAATGTTGCTAACCTAGAAAGCCATGTTAAACATCTACGAAGACGCATTAACAACTACGACTTCTCCGTGGACAATGAAGGGAATGCGGTAGATACATTGGATCAAGCCAAGATGAAACAAGCGTTGGTCAGACAATTGGATCGTCAGTCTCTAAATACCGCGACGGCTCAGTACAACTATTGGTCATCGGAAGCCGCCAAACTTGGCGAGCTTGGCCCTCGCCAAAGCACGCAGAGGACGAGACAACGGCTTGTTATTGCTGAGGAAAATATGAGAGCGTTCGAGCAAGCTCGCGACAGGCTTGAGGAAACTGTAAGGGAAAATGACGAAAGGATAGTACGCATGCAGGGGCGTTTCAGGGACCAGAACGCTGGTATCTTGGGGATTGGAAGGGAGGAAGGAGATCCAATGTCGGTGGACGTGCCGCCGATGGAAGGTCGGTCCCGAATCGCCACGTCAGACCATCCTCTATACGGTCGCCCGCAGTAAGCGCCGACATTTTATTCTGGACATAATCGGAATTTAACATATGGGCGAGAGAATACGTTTGCCTGACGGTAGGGTGATCGTTCTACCTGAGGGCATGTCGGCAGAAGAACGTGAAGCCTTCATGTCGAAGCTTGAAGTTGCCTTGGCTCAGGAGGCAACCGCAGCTTCCGCACAACAAGAAGCCCCGGCTGCTCCCGCAAGACAGGGTTCGTTTCAGGGAATTGTGCTTCCTTGGCAGGAGGGCTATCAGGGGCCGGAGCCTTCATCACCTAGCGATGAGGTGCCCCCGTCACGCAGAGCCCCGACACCTACGTCTGAGGATACTGGTGGCCGCACGGCTTTAGGTGGGATCGCCACGCTAGGTCGTTCAATTCCCATTGGCGTAGCTCAAGCGGGCCTACTGGCAAAACAAGCCGTTCTTGCCGCCACATCGCTAGATGAAGATACCCAGGCTGAAAAGGACAACAGGAAAAAACTGAATGACCTGCTCCTAAAAATAGATCCTGCATATCGGGATTCAAACTGGGCGCAAGTTGGCATGGGCCTAGGGACCTTGGCTGGCATGGCAGCGCCTGCCGTTGCCACCGTTGGAGCCGCCCCATTATTGGGCGCGAGCGCACTCGCTGCTTCCGGGTACGGTGTGGCCGCGTCTGCCCTCTCTGGTGCCCTTATGAACGCCGGAAGCTACGCCTCGGAAACTGCTAGGTACGAAGAAGAGACGGGAGAAGACGTAGGTGCTGGCAAGGAGGCGTTAGGTCTCCTTGCCTCGGGTGCCATTGGCCTAAGCGAAGCCCTGCCTATGGCAAGGCTAGGGAAGGGAGTTACCAGGGCATTAAATGTCAGAAGGGCTGCGGCAAAGTCTACAGCGGATATCGCTATGGAGTTAGCGAAGGGCAAGGCACCTGAGTCTATTGGTGCGATTGCTAGGTCGGCTGCAAGGCAGGCATATGAGGAGGGTCGCCAAGAGGCTGCCCAGGGATTCGGGAATAGCTTAGTAGCTCGCGCCCTCTATGATGATGAAGCCTTGGTAGGGTCGGTTGGCGCTGCCTTTGAGGAAGCATTTGTAGGTGGAGA